ATATTCTTTGGAATAATCCTTTTCCTTGACCATGAATAATGTAGTCGGTATCTGTGCTAAGTTTATATTCAACTTGGTAGTAATCTACAAAGCTGTCAGGTGATGCACCTATTGATACGTCTAAAGCTGTAATAACAACTCCATCACTATAAAGAACTAATTGATCGCTTAATGTTACTGAAGATGGTGCAGATACACTATTAGGATTTGGTAAAGTAGTATCAGCTATTGTTGGTGCTTGTGCTTTAGAACTCCAAGTATAGAAGTTGTCTTGATGTTCAATAAGTTTTAATGAAACTGTTGAATCTGTATTTATACTTAAACCATAAATTCTAAATAACTTAGAACTGAATCCACCAGTAGAATAAGTTAAATCAACTAAATCTCCGATTGTTAAATTAAGTGCTTCTGAAGTACAATTAACTTCTACAGCTAAAGCATTTCTTGATCTTCTTAATACAATCTCGCAAAGTTCTTCAGCTTGATATGGATTTGTAATTCCTTGAAAACTAAAATTACCTTCTAAATTAGTTCCATTATCTTCTGCTAATAAAGTTGCATATCTATCTCCAACAGGTAAACCAGAATCATCAGCAGGTGGGAATGATACTGTATCTTCTTGCCACTCTTTATCAGGATTAACAAATGTACCTATAACTCGGTTATATTTAGTATTCTTTTTCTCACCAAATATTTTAATACCACCAATAATATTATCTGTTGTTAAACTTAATTGTGAAGTTCCAGTATTCTCAATGATTAAAAAGTATTTACCTTGTGTGTAGGTAAATATTGCTCTCATTGGATTTAATAATTCTCTTACATTGTCTATTAATTTTTGTTCAGTATCTAAAACTATATTAGTTTCAAATAGATTTATATTAGAACCACTTGTATAAGGTGTTACTTGAGTTTCGCATAATGTTGCAGAACTTTTAAATGAATCGTAATTAGTTTCAAATGCAGAATTAGGTAAACCTTTTCCATATCTACTATTTCTTAAATAATCTAATAAGCATAAAGCTGAATTGGGAGAATAAGTCCAAGTAGATGCTGTATCTTCTCTATGAGAACCAGAACCACCTTTAGTTGAATCTAATCTTGGGTCATAAATCTTTTTACCTTTAAGAACTACTTTTACTTCAGGTAAAGAATTAAAAGCATCTTGATTCCAAGTAAATTTAAAAGCAAGATAAGCAACACCAGATAATTTATGATTACTTCCCCAATTTGTACTTGCGTCAAGTAAAGAAGAAACTGATTGATTATCTAAACCATAAAAAGATTGAACTGATATTAAACTAGCACCATCTTTATAATAATTAGTATCTGAACTATTTACTGTTCTAACTGTGCCATCTGTTAATGAACCTGACCAAGTTACTAGTTTATCATTAATATAAATTTCTTCTATTGATTCAATTCCGTTACCACCACCTTCACAAAGCACTCCTGCCATATAAAGATATTGGTTATCTGTTCCTGATGATTCTACAAATACTCTTGAAATACCTATTTGTCTTTTTCCGTAGATAATTGGTATTGCAGTATTGTTAGATGCTTTATTAACTAAGATACCTTGTGCTTGTTGTTGCTCAGGTACATTTGGTTTTTTAGGTTTAGGTGCAAGTACCCAAGATATAGCTGTAGTTACAACTAATTGTACTATCGCTGATGTGATTGGATCAAAACCCATTAGATATGAAACTCCCTTTTAAATTTCATAGATCGTCTGTAGATAGTTGAGTCATCAGCTATCCTTAACCATTTTAAAGGTTGATCTACTTCTAATAAATTTCTAAAATATTGTTTAGTCCAAGACATAATCTCTCTTAAATTACTTTTAGCAACTGTTTCAATATGCCAAATATTGTTTCCTGATTTCCATTCATTAGCTTTTAGTTTGCCAGTTGTCATAAATCTTTTTTCTACTTCATCACTTAAATATGCCCAATTAGTAAAACCCACAACTTCTCCATTAACTTGGTGCAGTTGATATTGTTCTAAATTAAAAGAAGGCAATATTGCATTTACTAAATCTTGGTATTTCATTTTATCGTATCTTGGGAACTGCCTATACAGATGTATAATTTTATATAAATCAGTTATGCCTTGCCCCATTTAATATCCTTTGCTGTTTGTGAAGCATAATCAAATCCGACATCAGTTGGGAAATGTAATGCTTGAGAGTTTGTGTTAGTTTTTCTTCCTTTAACCTTATCAAAATCTGCCCAATGTGAAGCAATAGAAATACTTACTACTGAATTTGTATCATCTTCTTCAATACTTAGGTTTTCAATTCTTCCATCAAATAAAAGAAATGGATAATTAACTAATGCTTGGTTCTCATCTAAGAAACCTCTATATACCCATGCTCTCTTATCCATGTAATCATTGTTTAAAAATAATGAGATAATAGTTTGATCTGCACCACCGAATTTTACTACTAAGTTACTTACTGAAACTTCAGAAGATTCTGCTGATTCTGAACTTCCTAAAAATAAAGATGAAGTGTTGTAAGTGTTTCCATCAAATGTAATATTCTTATAGTGATCTGTATAATAACTTCCTGAACTTACTCCTAGATAAACAAGTTCTACTGGATTAAGTTTATTAGTTGCTAATTCTGTTATTAAAGAAGCATTGAGTGATCTAGGCATTACAATACCTCTATAAGATCAACTTCGTATTGAAAATAGTTTTCTGTGCCTACTCTAAATTCTTGAACATCATTTGTAAGACCAACAGTAAAATCTACATTAGAATAAATAAGTATTGCGTTATCTGCAACACCAGTTCTTAATGGTGGTTCAAATGTTAATGTACCTTGACCAGAACCATTAGAAGATACATCTGCAACGCACATATAAACTTTGTTTTGTCCTGTAAATCTAAAAAAATCTCCTGCTTTAAATATTCCTGATGTACTATTTGCCATTCCATCTATTGCAACTGAAGTAACTCCTGCACTAATAGCACCATTAACTCTAATAACTCCTGAAGCAACTCCATTAGATGAAGCCATTGTAGCTGGTGTATATTGGAATGATTCTAATTGTGATCTTTGTTTCATTATGAAAGCTAGAATAGGTGCAAATTCTGATCTAGTCATAATTGGAAATGATAATGTTAGTTTAAATCTTTGTCCGTCAATTTGTCTTGATTGTCGTCTGCCAGATACAGTTGTTGAAACAATAGTATTTTGTTGTGAACTTATTGAAACTGAACTTGTTGTTGGTGTTGAAGGAAATGTACCACTCATTATACTAAACTAGATTTTCCTTTCGCATTTAAAGCTTGGTTCATAATATTTACAATAGTTGATCTATTATTTAATAGCAATTCTTTTACTCCTCTTACGTCATTAGCAACAATAGTAAAATTATAATTATTAGCACCCATTCCTAAATCTTGATTTGGAATAATAGTCCCATCTGTTTTAGGAACAAATAATTCTCTACCACGTTCACCAACTGTGATTGGCATACCACCTTTAACAGCACCACCTTCAGCAAAAGAACCCATTACTCCTGTTATGTCTCCACCACCAAATAAACTTCCTAGAGCAGAAAATATACTTCCACCACCGCCACTTCCCATTGAATTATAAAATGCTATTGCTTTTGTAATTGCTAATTTAGATAACAAAACTCCTATTTCTTTTATTTGTGCAGATATTAAATCAACTAAGATTGTTTGTGCTATTCCTTTTAAACTTGATTGTAATGATTTACCTAATACTATTGATTCAGCTATACCTCTTGAAAAATCTCCTATTGCCTTAACCATTCCTTCAGCAATATTATCAGTTACAGTTTTTGAAACTATTGTTAATTCACCAAATTTTTTAAGTATTTCGTCTAAGAATGTTAAATCTTTTTTCTTAGATTCTGGTGGAGTTATTTCATATCCCTGTTGATCTACTTTTGGTACTACAACTGGAACTTCTAATGGTTGTCCAGTAATTAAAGATTTGAATTGTTTATATTTTTGAATACCAGAATCTAATAAATTTGTAAATTTTGCCCAAGACTTTATAACATATACATCTATAACATCAGATAATCCTTTAAATAAATCTGTTACTGGTTTTAATAAATCTGTTAATTCTTTAAATAAATCTATTAAGAACTTTAATGTTTTGTTTGCACCATCAAAATATATTATTAAACCTTGAACAGCAGTATTAAGAGTTTCTCCAATAATAATTGCAATAGGTTTTGCAGTTTCTAATAATTGACCAAATGAATTTAATAATGTTACTAAAGAACCTTTAAATTCAGCACCAATAATATCTTGGAAGTCTAAGAATTTTTTGTTTAGTATTGATTGTGCAATAGATAAGTTATTAATTTTAGCTTCTGTTGTACCACTATATAGATCGGAAAAAGATTGCGTTAATGTATCTAAAATTAAAGTAGCATTTTTAGAATTAGAAGCAAAAGCTTGTAATGTTTCTCTTGTTACACCAAGTTTCTTTTCTAATATAGTAAATACTGGAATACCATTGTTTGCTAATTGACTTAATGATTGTAAATTTAAACCACCTTCTGTTGATTTAGCAAATAGTCTAGTTAAGTCATTTAAAGTATCTATTGGTTTTGCAGTTCTATTTGCAGTATCTAAAAATGTTTTTAATAGTTTTTCAGTTGGATTAATTCCTGAGTTATATAATGTGATAAACGAATCTGATAATTGACTAATGTCAAATTGACTTTTCTTTGATAGATCATTTAATAATCTAAATGCTTCTGCACCTGATTCAGTTGATTTAGTTATTGTT